GTTTCGCGCAGCGTGTGAAAGTATCCAGCCTCCCAGCCCGCTCGCCTTGCGGCGCGCGGTTTTATCAATTCATATGATCCAAGGAGGTGCCCGTCACCATAACCATCCGGTCCGAACATGGTCCATTCTTTAGGAATGAACCCCCGGGCTATCCTGGCGAGTGAAATCTCACCATTACGAATAGCCCAGTTGTGGAACGTGAACAGCCATTGATAACTAAGGCGATCTTTTTTGAAGATCGGACGAACGTCATCGCCGAGCAACCAATCAGCACCACACGACTCTCGGAACGGACCCTCCCAGAACGACTTCTCCGTGTTAACGTTGAAGCCGCACCAGGTAAGGGCCGCCACGAGGAGATCACAGACCCTGGACGGGACTATGATATCATCGCCGTAAATGCTGACCTTGTTCGTATCTTCACCAAGGACTTCGGTCGATGCTTGAGCTAAGGACCAGAAAATTAAGGTCTCCAACTCAAACGTGAAACCGTTGCCCATCGAGCTGAATTTCTCCAGCTCGTATTCTTGGCCGGAATAAGACATTATCCCGGTGCGGAGCTTACTGAGTAGGTCTACCCAGGGCTCCGGCAAGAGATCGAACACGACCGAGAAGGCTAGCGTATCGCTAGCCGACGAGAGGTCAATCGTGGCAAGTTTCCCTGTCACCGATCCCTCCCTGGCCAACCGCTGATTACGCGATTGGTCGGTAAGGTCTTGATGAGCTCGGACGCGAAGTCTATCTTTGATATAATCGCCGACCCCTAACTGCCAAAAGCCGTTTAATAGCGGCTCGACGCAGATAGGGCGATGAGTTTTCGCGTTCTTTTCGACAAAGATCAACTTTCCAACATCCACCACGACAGGCACATTCCCACCAACCGTAGACCCATCCTCGTGAAGAGGGAAGGGTCGGAGGTCCAGGGCGTGCCGCCATGTCCAACTTGCCGTTTCCGGCAAAAAGGAGTGAACGTAAGGTAGCAGATCTTCGATACACACTATGGGCGCCTGCAGCTTGCCTTCCCAGCAAGCCTCAGAACGCTTGATTGTTGTCGATGCTCCCGGCCCAAACCTGGGCTTGAGACGTTCGAGTGCAGGGACCGGACCGAGGACCTCTGCGAT